CTCTACCCGTGATAATTGTGGTTGGCATTTCTCTCCTTATATGTCTTGGTTGTAATAAGTGCTAACCGATAGATCAGCAATTAAAATTGAGGATGTGTTTACATTTGTAATGGTTGGGCGTTGCACATCTCCGACCACATAACCATCAGGCATTACGCCTAAAATCTGAATTACTAATTTTTCCAAATTATCTAAAGCCCCGGGATTTGAGTTGTAAGCCACGGCAGCGGTTATTGTGAAATTGATTTTGACATTGACTGCAGTTTTGCCAATTAGTGTTGATTCAATATAAGGAGAATCAGGCACAATTACACATGCAGGTGGGATTATTGCTTCGGGTACAAATGAATAAACTGTTGCACCAATTGATTCCAGGGCAGTGGCTAATTCACCGCGAACTTCAGCTATTGATGCACTCATTGTGCAATTGTTTCTGTATCAATGAATGGTGCTAACAAACCAAATTGGCGATTGATCATTGATCTGCCAGTGCGGTAAATAGTCTGGGCAAAATCTACGCCCTCAATATTTGATCCAGGTGCAATTATTGCCTGGAATATGTCTGTGCTAAGTCCTAGCAATGCATTTTTGATTGCTGGATTGTTTGCATAAATCTCAGCCGCACTCGACCCATCAAGCACGGCTAGACCAGCGGGGATGACTGGTGTGATTACTGTATTGGCTGCATCTACGCTTGCAGCAAATGCATACACATTAGATGTACGTGCATCCACTGTGTAAGTTGCATCATAATCACCACAACCAGTCACTACAACTGATTGACCCTGTACAAAAAGATTTGCGCGAGTAGTTATGAAATTGATTTTGTCATCTTTGATTTCATAAGAATCAATTGCTGATGTGTACGCTGTTAATAATGGGAGCAATACCAATTCAGCACTAGCAATAATTTGATCTAAATATGCATCCGAATAAAGGGAATCAGACACACCTAGCACGGCGCGTAAATCATCTGCATCAATGATTGGCATGTCTGATCCTCTCTGTCTACGGCTGGGCGCACTCGGGAGCGAATGCACCCATGATTGTTAAGCCTTGTTGAACTTGTATGCTCCTGCACCGATCTTGGTTGCAGTTGCACCATATCCATAAAGCATTACGCCAATTTGACCATTGTCGATCAAGTTTGTGCGAAGTTGTAAAACTGGTGATTCATACCAGGTGTAGGCATCACGATTGATGACATACATGCAACCATCAACTGATGATGCTGCTGTCAGTGCTGTATCAACCCATAGATCAATACCATTGACTGATCCTCTTAGGCTGCGTGGTTGTGCGTTACCAGCTGCATTTTGTGGTTGTAATGCATTGTAAATTGGGCGACCATCAACATTCATTGCCATGATTGTTCCCCACATTCCTGGAGATACAACAATCGCATCAGCGAAGCGGAATGTGTTTGCATAAACACTGACTGCGCCTTTTGATACCCAATCAAGTAATTCGGATGCTGTCATTGTTGCACCAGCAAGTGTGAATGCAGTATTGGTTGCACCAGCCAAAATTTGTGCTGAATTGTACGCATTTGTTGCGCGTGCGTACTGTGAATTTAGATTTGAAAGAATTTCTGTCACAAACGCTGGAGATGATCTGTCTTGTAATTCTACCGACATGACCTGTGCGCCACTGAATTTTTTAACATCCACTTGGATATATTCGCTCTCCAAATTAACATTTGGTGTTGCAGCATTTTCAGCGGTTTCATCTACATCAGGTAGCACTGTGATTTTTGGGATTTCAAATGTAAGCCCCGCATCAGGCAATGTGCCTGTTGAGATTGAATCAATAGATGCGCGAACATTATCGGCAAGTCCATTGACTACCTCTGAAAGTTGGCGAGTTGGAATCAAGCCAGGATTATCACCTGTTGAGTTGTTTGTTGCAGCAATATATTCGCGTGAATCATGATCACCGCGAGTTGCTTGAATTGAATGATAAAGATAATCCGCGGTTGTTTTGATCGGATTTCTTACACTTGTGTAAACCATTGGCATGTTGCCAGTGGCTTTAACTGATAATGATGCTTCTACTGTTTCAGCAGATGCAGCAGGTGTTTCAACAATAGTGTCTGACACTTTGTTTTCTCCTTCGGTTGGTTTTGTTTGATCTGCTTCCGATTTTGTTTCGGTTTCAGAATCCTCTGTTGCAGCCACGCTGGAAACGCGTGCTGATCTAATTGCTGGCTCGCTGGTTAATGCAACGCCAGTTAAATCGCCTGAGATAACTTTCATTGTTCCATCCTTAGCCATTTCATAATCATTCACCGCTAATTCAACGCTGAATCCATCACGCAATCCATCCATTGCTTCAACTAGCGCATCAGTGCCAGCAGTGGTGTTTGCAATTTTGAATGTTGCATCAATTGACTTGTCACCATTCATTGTCATTGAAAGTGTCTTGCCAATTCTGCGGGTGCGATCATGCTCCAGGTTTAGAAAAACATCTTTAGGCGCAATTGATCCTTTTAAGAATTGCACGCGACCAGTTGATGCATTTGCAGTTTCTCCGAATGCAACAATTCGCCCAGAGATTGTTCTACTCTCTGAATCAGCTGCGGTAATTGTCATTGGTGTTGTCAGTTTCATAGTGCCATGTCCTCTTTCTCCATAATTTCATCAGCGGTCATTACGCCAATGCGGTTGTATATTTCATAAATCTGCGCACGCTCTAAGGCTGATCCGCGTAAGTAATAATCCAAATCAAAACGCGCAACTGTTGATGATGCCACGAAATCAGGCATGCTCATTCTTTGTTCAATCACATTCATGATTGGCATCAAACTTAGTTGCAATAAGGATTCCTTTTGCGTTGTCGCATTGGAATATGTCATGCTCGATCCTGATGATGCATCAACAAAATATGCAGGGATTCCACAAGCACGGGCAATTTCAGTTGCAATATATTCGCGGGCTTTAGCCAATTGTAATTTTTCAGGATCAAATCCAACTGATTCCATTGTGACATCAGCATTTAAGAATGCAGTGCTGCGGTTTCTCCTAGCAACACCCCATTGCTCCAACAATTTTGCAATTCGATCAGCGGGCAATGCTGATCCATTTGATTTCAAAACCATTGATGGAATTGGCTCATTAGCATAATTTGCAGCAGCGCGTTCAAGTGCAGCACCAGTGCGGATTGTTCGACCAGCGCGATTCAAAACGCCTTCATCATTTCCATAAAATACAACTAAACTGCCAACGCCTTCATTCGGGATGTCTTGTCCATTTATGGCATAGCCTGTTATCTCGCTGGCGTTGGCATTAGTTTTAATAGTTACGCGGATTGGGTCGATTCTTTGAACTGCTCTAACGCGATATGTGTCGGCATACAATTCCGTAATTTGTAGATACCCAAATCCATATAGCAATATGTCGCTGGCTAACCAGGAATAAACGGCTTGACCTGGCACGCGTGGATCAGGTGTGTTAAAACATCTTGGTGCATCTAATCTTTCACCAGTTGATCGATCACGCAAAACCATAGGGATCGAAGCGAGCGATCCGCTGATTATGTTGCGTGCGCGTGCTGCGGTTGGGATGCTCATAAATTCTTGATAAGTCGCGGTGTATTGCGTTGGCATAAATGGATACAACGCATCTATGTTGTTTAATGGCGCAAGTGAAGCCCACACATCAACTGTCGGAGCAGCTGAATTTGTCTGTACTGTTCTAAATCGATCAAGTAACGCCATGTCTTAATTTTTTCAGGCAATTACCACTAACCGATTAAGATGTCCACATCCGTGCTTGGGCGTGTCGCAAAATGTGTGACCAATGCTCCAGCCACGGCAGCGCAAATTGCGGATTGTGAAGCCCTGCGCCCAAATACAACACCACCATCACCGCGATTTAATTTGACCGCTGATAGCACCTGGATATTTAGGGATTCCTGATTTGTGTGTCGTAATCTGCCTGAATTTATGGCTGACAAAAACTCATCAACTGCCTGGGGATAATAGCCATCCGCTTCTTGAACTGGGATACCCGCATGCCTTAATCGATCCGCGACCGCACCGCTAGTTTTACGGCTAAATAATAAATGCTCAATTGGGTATTTTCTGCAATACGCGGATGCATCATTGGCAATCGCTTTATCATCCAGGGTTAAATCATTTGACCAGGTGTGAAGCAATTTGATCACAAATTTGTCATCATCTAATTGTTGGGCTGCCACTAACGCTGCATGCCTTCGATCAGGGGAGTGATCCAATGCCATCCAGGTAATTTTCTCAGGGTTTAATTCCAATTCAGGGGATTGACATGCACGCCATTCAATTTCACCTACTGCGGCAGTTATTGTGGCAACCCACCTGGATAAAACCTCAGTCATTACAACTTCATGGGGATCATTGAGCAATTGGGCGATATTGTCAGCATGGATTGTATGCCCCAATGCTGGCACGGCAGCAATAATGTTTTTGGGATCATTGACATCATCACTTGGAGCAGACCATTCAAAATAAGCAATTTCATCAGGTGCGCCCGCTGCCGCTGCAATCCCGCGATCCCGCAGCTGATTTAGCACCAATGAATGTTGATCACCCGCTGAACTAAATGTCATGATCATTGGATTTTTTGCAGCAAGTAATGAATACCGCAAACTTGCAAATCCCTCTAGGTCATGTTGCTCCCGAACCTCATCAAGTAACACTGTGGTTGGTGATGTACCACGCGCAGCTGAATTTCCAGCCTTAATTGCAAATCTTGAAACCCCGGACTTGCTGGCAACTGTTATTTCCTCATTACCATGTGACCATTTAATCCTTTGAACCTTTTTTGCCAACTCATCATTGGCTTCAATCAATCCGACCAGGGTGCGAAATTGTTCCAGGGATGTAGTCAATCGGTGCGCTGATGATATTTGCAATGGCTCATCAAATATGAACATGCCCGCCAAAATCCGAAGCAGCATCAATGTGGATTTGCCCGACTGCCTGGAAACAATGGTGGTGACCAGGGGAGTAGCCCACCTGCCATCAGGTTTTACCTTGTGCGAATGTTCCAACACAAATTTTTGCCAGGGCATCAATTCGAGTTTCAGGGATGCAGCAAAATCAATGATTTCAAACCCGCGTGATGGTAAATCATTCAATGGCGTGTGGATTCTAGGCGTTGGGCTGCCAAACTGCCCTGCTAATGACTGAGCAAAATCCGATTCAATTCGATCATTACCGATCGCGGTTTGATCATTACTGATCACTAATGTTTCATCCTTAATCATGACTTATGCTCACATTTGTGGGGGTAAATCGATCAT